CTGTAAATTTCCAATTTACCAAAGTGCGCCCATCCCAACCGCCATTAGACTTATATTCTTTTAAAACTTCTTGAAAATTAGCAATTTTAATTTTATCAAAATCCATCAAAACTTGGTCTGGTTGAAAAATATATCCATTTATATCAATAGGCTGCGTAGGCTTGATTTTAACCGAATACAATTCTTTTAAAGAAAATTCATTTTCCATTTAAATCTCCTTAGTAAAAAAGGCGAGTGGATTCCACCACCCGCCTTAGTTTCGCGTTTCCTCGAACTATCTATTAAATTAATTACCTTCGTCTTCGTCACTGAAGCTGTTAGGCTTCGCGCCAGAAGCGGTCGCCGGAATTGTGCCATTGTCAACAGATTCCAGGTCTTTGTTAGTAACACCAACACCATGGTTCTTAGCAATAGCGCCCGCACCGAAACCATACTTAACAAGCTTCATCATATTACCATTTCCAGATCTCAACAGACGTAAGTTCATGTTGAATGTAGAAGGGTCACCATCAGCTTCCATCGTCAGGGAAATATCATCAGATGTAATCTTCGCCTTCGGGAAAATCAGTTGCAGATATTCGTCCTTGCCAGACTCATAGTTTCTAGCATAAGTGTCTCCAGTAACGTAGTAGATTCCCGGGAATGTAGAAGCATTAATATCAATTGTTTCTCCAACCCAATCTGTACCAGACTCAAAGGACGCCGCGATATTAAAGGTTACATAGTCAAACTTTTCCTTAATAACCTTGAGCGCATCAGCAGAAGCAGGAGAAGTAGAAGAACCAACAGTACCAGTACTTGTAATAGTATTCAGCAGAACACCATTCTCATTTTCGCCATCGTTACCATGAACGACATACGCTCTAGCTGTAGTATCCTTAATTACAACATCAGTTCCATTAATCTTAACAGCGTAACCGCCTGTCGCGCCTTCCTTAAAGAACAGCGAAGAAACTGCAACTGTCTTTAATACATGAGACGGATTTGTAGCATCAACCTGACCTCCGTACATCATAGCCAGAGACTTCGCAGAGAACAGGGCATCTTCCAGAGATACTGTAAGCTCTCTGTTCTGGTCCCAAGTAATCAGAGGAACATTGCCCTTACCACCGGTAGCGTCTGTAGAATCCGCAGACTGGTCAACGGTAGAAGTCTTAGCTGTATCAATATACAGAACAGGATTAGAAGGATAACCGTCACTATCTAACTGATAAAAGGTAATATCAGCGACCTCCTTAATACCATATTTCTTTAAAAGGTCATTCATTTAGATACCTCCAAATGTTAATCATCTAAATTATCTAAGTTCCTAATCCAATATTTTAATTTTACTTTTTTCGGATCGGCGCCGGCAACAATAGAACGTAATCCAGCTTCATACGATTCTTTTTGTTGATATATTTCAACTAGCCATTGCACCGAAGCATAACTTATCTCTCCAATATTAAGTGGATTTAATCCCATATCCATACAACAAATTGATGCAAGAATTGTTCCAAGACTTAATTGCTTTCCTTCACGCCTTTCCTTCTCGGCTTTTACTTTATCTCTATATCGAGATAACGCTTTTATTCTAGCAACTCTTGGGTCTTCATCTATACTATTTTCTTCTTCTTCGATAGTTGGTTCTCCCAAAGACTCTCTAACGGCATTTTGAAACAAGTTAAAATTCCCCTCGTTTATAATCCGAGGATTTTCTAAATCCTTGTCGGGGTCTAAATCTTTTTCTTCTTTTCCGATTATGACCACGCGAATTTCTGGAATGATTGTAACTGGTTCATGGATAAAGAAAAGAAAAGAATTTATAGCTTGTTCCTTAAACTCTTCATTAAAAGCGCAATTTGCCATAAAGTATTCAAAAGGATTTGGCACCCTATCAACAATTCCATTAACTAAATCCTTATGGAAGTCTTTATCTAGTTCTTCTTGACTAGTTGTCAACATAGTTTGGTAAATGTTAAAGTCTTTTGAACCAACTACGTCATTAACTTTTGGAGGATAAATTTCACATATATCTTTAAAAGGTTTAGGCAAAGCTAATAAAAAATTAGAATCAATCATATGAAATTATGTCAAAATTCATTTCATAATCAGACATTTCTTCGGTTAAGAAATTTAAAGTAAAACTACCACCTTGCATTTTACCTAAACCATTTATTGTTTTATTACTAAGAGATTTTTGAATTTCTCCTAAAATTGCAAACGGGCGTAATTGAACCCCTTTCATAACCCACTGGTCCATAGGGGTAAACACTTCTATCCCTATAGACACATTTCTAAACTGATTATTTTCGGGGTTAGCTTGCCCACTTACAATTCTAATAGCGACAACAGCATTAGCAGTTTCCTTCGGCCCAACTCTAGGAGTTATTTTAATTAATTTTTCAAAAACTTCTTTTTGAATTTGCTCCTTGGTTAAATCCTCGTGGCTCAAAGGGTCTTTATCAGTATAATACAACAACTTTAATAAATCTTGATTAGCCATGAGCCGCCGCATTATTTTCTGAGCATTCTCGCCTAACTCGGCGCAATTCCTAACACCCATTATTCTTCACCTCCAGTTAGCCAGAAAAAGTCATCGTCAGAATCTTTTTCGGTTTTCTCTGGCGGCGGAGTTAAATCCTTTAAGTACATCGGGTCAATTGTTACATATTCAACTCCTGGACTTGAGTTTATATCATAACCGGTAACCCGATAGCCTTCCTTTAATTCGTCTGTTCCTATTACTAAATAATCGTCTTTTCTAAGTTTCTCATTTCTAGGCATAACAAAAAAACTAGTTTTCAAGTTTTCCGTATAAATAACATCCATACGGCTTCTGGACTTTATATCGTCTCTTAACATATTATTTTCCTGCCCGTAAAGATAAGCCCAACTATGTTGAACTTCCCCATCACGAGATTTCCAAGTCGCATAATATGTCATTCTCAACACGATATATCTATTATATCCACTAGCTTTAATGCTTTCTAAATAGTAAATCATCCAAGGCTGTTTAATACCATCTTTATCCGGAACCATTATAATTGTTCCATTCGGGATATTAAGGCTAACTCTAGTCAAGAGGTATTGAAGAACTTGTCTTTCATCTTGACTCTTAGGAGTCAATTCACCTTCTTGAATTTCTCCATTATATTCGAAATTAACATAATATAAAGACTTCTGTAACTGGAGTTCAAACAACCTTTCTCTTTGAGTTTGAAGCCTACTTTGAAAATCTATGCCATAACGATTTAAACGCTTTAAATAAACTTCGTCATAATATCCCATTACTTCTCACCAGCCATTCTGCTTAGTAAAGACATACAATCAAATATTGTGCTTCTAAAATACTCATATTTTAAGAAACGCAATTCACTTAATTTATGGTAAAGTGAATAAAAATTAATCGTTTTTTCTGAGGTATCAAAGCCATTCAGCTCAATCAAAATCGAATCAAGGAACTTCTCCCATTCTCCGCCTTTCTCAAATTCACATAAAAGACCATATAGTTTGTTCTTTAATTTATTATAATATCCCTCTCTTACATCGTAATCGTTACTAAACATATTCATCTCCCGCAAGAGTCCGATATTTAAAAGGCTTGTCCTCAATAGAACGATAATAAATTGACTGTAATCGATAAGCCTTCTTCTCTTCCCTTTCAAGAAGCGCTTTTAATTTATCAATTAAATTCGCTTGAGAAAAGTCTCTTTCTACATACAGCGGCTTAACGTTTTCCCAAGTTAAAATAGTTCGATTCAGCCACTCAACTTTCATATAAGTAGCTAAAATCTCTATTTCTCTATCATCCAAATTATCAGAAAAACTATTACTATCTTCGTCTATTTTCAAAGAGTGCCTTGGAAATTTAAAATATACAATAGCACTAGCCAATATGGAACGGAAATCTTGCTCTACTTCTTCTTGTGTCCAATTAAGCCATTCATCTTCCAACATTTTCGTTAAAAAAGCATCATAGACTTTTTCTAAAGGTACACCCATTTTCTATCTCCTACTTAGATTTAACCGGCTCTTTGGCCTGCCGTCTCAGTCTGATAGCACTTATAGCATCTATTCCAGTCTTCTTCTTCAGATACTCGCACTTGTCCATATCCATGCATTCATTATCAATAGCATAGTCAACTAAATTCTGCACTTGCTCTCTCGGCGCCGAGTCGACCTTCGTAACGAACTCTTCATAAGGCATAAACTTCAACATTCGATTCATTGTCTTTTCATCAAATATAATGATATTAGTTGGCTCCACCGCATTTTCTGGCTCAAGCCCCAACTCTTTCTTAGTGTCCATATCATCGATGCCAAGGATGCCTTCCTTAAACATATACTCTACTCCCTCTTCATAGATGAGGTCGCGCAGAGTATCAAAATCAACGTTTCTGACTGCGCCGCGCTTATTCCAAGTTAAGTTAACTCTTAAATCCTGACTTTTAATACCTACAATGCCCTTTACCAGACTTTTTACTTTAACTCTCTTGTCACTCATTTATTTCTCCTTTTACTCCAAATATGAATAACGGGGAGAGGGAGTATCCCACTCCCCATTACTTTACATAAATAATAAGGTCAATAATTCTTACCCTTATTATTCCGCCGAAAGATTAAGCAAAATCTTCATCTAATGTCTGAGTAATACCAGTATTCTGATAAATACCCCAGTTATTCTGCGCTAAGATAGAAGCACCCATCTTTCTATATGCATGAATTTCCATAGAATTATCTCTGTTCTGGAAGTCATGGATTTGAGTCTGTCCTTCGAGCGCAACCTTAACAACCTTTTCACCATCACTCGGCAGAACATAAGCCATCTGCGGGTCTACGAATGTAGTTGTGTTGCTTTCGTCTGTGAAAGACTGCGGAATCTGAACTACCGGAGTTCCTCTGAAGATATTGATATATCCAGTATTGTGAATCTGGTCAATATCTTGCGGATGGTAAATTCCCTGGTAATTTGTACCAACCGGAACAATTGCGTCCGGACCCATCGCAGCGACGAATTCCGGTGGAGCAAAGATTACCGGAGTTTGGCCATAAGCCTTAACCACGTTAATCAGCTTAACCATCTTCTCAGCATCAAAGGTATTAGAAATAACCTTATTGGCGTCCGGTCTACCGGTTGCATTCAGAGCACCTCTCAAAGCTCTCTGTACTTGCTGATAAACTGCTTCTGTCAGTCCTTCAGTAATAATTTCGCTGACTTCCTGCATTGACTCCGCGCCGTCCAGCATTCTTTCAAAGTCAATGATAGCCGCGCCGCCAACAGCCTGCGTGGAAACTTCGAAAGTCCGAACATCAAGTCTGAATGTCTCGTACACACCAGACAGACCAACCTGAGTCAGGAACTTTCTCGCTCTATTTCTGCCAACTCTCTGCTTAAAGATAGCCTTCTGGCCCTGCCCAACTACCTGAATATCCGCAATCGGCGCCAGAGCGTCCGCAACTCTACTCGGTACAACTTCATCAATAGCTGTTACAATAATATCGTAAATAGCATATCTATTATCCATGAACTGATAATAGTCGCTAGCCAAATCTCTAATGCCCTCTAAGAAACTATCGTCTACAGACTCTGTAGTATAATTAGCAGGGGCTTCGCCTTTCGCAGCGTAAATAGCAATCTGCTTCAGATCTTCAATCTTCATTCTATACTCCCCTCCTTAATTATGCTTCACTATAAACTTGGAACTTAATTGCATACTGGCCATCCGGCATTGTTGTGTTCTTAATGGCCTTCAGCACATACAGGCTTTCCGGTCTTGTACTCTGAACCTTAATTGCGCCGCTAGCATCGGTAGTACCATACACAGTACCCGCATCCACAGCAGTCTTCAGAGCGTCTTCGTCCTTATACTCACCAAGTTCAATTGTATTTGTAGTAAACTTATCACCAGTAGAAAGATAACCAAGTCTCGGATAAACACCATCGTTAACAGTCAGTGCGAAATCCTTTAAACCACTCTTTCTCTCGTCATACAGATGTTCAGCACTATAAACGATAGCCACCGGGAAATCTGTATTCTTAGGAAGTTTAACTACTCTCTTTACGTTATCAACCGCAAGAATCATACCGTTCTCGCACGGAATATCCTTGAAATCGTCAGGGTCGAGCTTGCACTGCGCCTCAACTCTTCCATCTCTCGGGAAAGCGCAGTTGTTCATTTCGAGCTGACCATAACCATCAATTTTCAGTCTAGCCATTTTATGCCTCCATTTATTTCATATGTTTGTCCAGAATTGCTTCAACACCAGTTTTCGGCGTATCCTTCGGAATTATATTCTCTCCAGCCTTCAGATTAAAAATAGATGGCTTAGAGGTAACTAAAGTATAAGCTAATTCCTTATCAAGGTCATCCTTGGTGTATTCGTCAATCTTTTCCTTAAACTGGTCAAGAGTTTCTTTAGAAAGCTGAGTCGAATATTTATCAATAACTTCCTCTTTCTCTTCTCTTTCTTTACCAAGCTTATATTCATTCAATTCCTTAATCTGATTTTCAAGTTCAGTCTTTTGTGAATCTAAAGCTTGATAGTTCTCCTTCGCAGTATCAAGTTCGGTAGAAAGATTTTCCTTCTCCGTAGTTAATGTAGAAATTGTAGCCTCTTGCTCCGTAATTTTTTGAGTAAATTCAGAATTTTCTTTTTCTACTTTTTCTGCATTTTCGAATTTTTCATCTAATTTCTCAAAAGTGTTACCATTGAGCTTCTGCACTGTAGAAAGAACTTCTTTTTCTCTCTCATTTACATCAACAATAAAGCAGTCTTCTTTCTTATCTATTTGAAGAGAATCAGTATCATCATTCTTTGTATAATAAATTCTCTCGTGCCGGTTTTCGTTCATAAGATAACCAATAGCATACTCATCATAAACCTGGTCAATCATTTCTTCAATAACCCAACCTCCGGCTTCATTGAAGTTTGGATTAACAAGGTCAAAAATCATATTATACTTTTGATTATCGGAAAGTTTAAAATTAATTACCATTCCTTGCTCTCCTTTATCTTTATTTAAATTATACGCATCTAATTTCCTTACCATTTCAGTTAAAGAATCATATAAAGAGAAGAAGCTCGCGCCCTCAAAGCAAGGTTCAACACCATCGCCAAGAGCTTGTAATCCTAAAAAGCATCCGTCACTAAAAACGAAATACTTTTGCCCATTAATAATTTGAAACTCTCCTCTTAAAGAGTTCTGATAAAGTTCCATAGATTGGGCCTTTCCGCTAATTTGAAAGGATTCGCCATAAAGTGCGGTGAATAAAAGGACATCCGCGCAAGCATAAATCCTTTCAACTCCATCCTCATCTAAATGGCTTTCCCAAGCAAAATTAGGGTTTTCTGGAACTATACCATAAATTCTACCTTCATTTCTTCTAACACCATGGTCGGTAAAATCTTCATCTTCTTCGTCATAGATACCTTTAACTGGAACATAAGGAAGCGAACTAATAAGTTTATCTGCAAATTCATCAGTAATATAAGTACCATTTCTATTGGCGCCCTTATAAAAAATCCGTACTCTGGCTTTAGAAAGAACGTCATTATATTTGTCTAAATTACCATAAACTTGCACGGAGAACTCAGTAAATTTTTTATCTAAACTCATTTATAGAGCCTCCCTATTGTCTGTCTAAAGATTCTTCATTTTGTAAGGTCTTTGGACTCAATTCTATATCATTCTTTTTCGGCGCGCCAACTTGAGATTGCCCATCTCCATTAGTATCACCGCTATTGTTCGATTCGGTATACGAAGATTGTAACGGAACCAACTTGTTTCTTAAGTCAAGAACTTGGTTCTCTAAATCTTTTAAGTCTCCAAGTTCTTTTTGAGAAAGTCCCATCGCTAAAGCTGGAATTAAGAAACTATATCCAGAAGTAGCTAACTTAAATCCACCATCAATATAATCTTTTTCGTTATAGTAACTTATAGGTAAAATTCTATAAGTAAAATTAATATTACTATTTCCAAAAAGATTATTAATTAATTTAGTAATAAAGTTTTCGAACTTGTGCGCGAGCACCATCATAAAGGCCACGTCGTTTTGGATTGAAACACTTAATGAAAGATTTCCTTCTGTCGCAAATAATTGGGAACTTGCCCCAGCTTCAGAATAAATCTTCTTTAATGTGGCCTCAGCCGATGCGTTGCTATTGTCATCAGTTGATTTAGAAACAATTGAGTCAACATCAGCATAAGTTGTTAAGACACTGACGTTACTATTTTTCTTCATCATATTAACTGTGCCGCGATGAATTTCTTCAGCTTCGATAGGCTCAAAAAGTAAAGTACCATCATTTAAATGCGGTATCTTTTGAACGATAATCTTCTTAATCTCCTCTTCATCTTTTTCTTTTAAATTGTTAATCGCTTCTTCATAGTCCATAGTCGCAGGAATAACATTTAAAAAGGTCGGCACACCATCATCAAACATTGGGAAACAAATACCAATATCTGAAGGAACAATTATATATGGAGAAACTGTTGTTTTGCTATTAGACCATTCGTAATAATAGTTACGAATAATTTCTGGATAAGCCGCGAGAGCCTTGTCCCGCGCGCCGTTAGTATTAACGATAGAATTAAAATACCTTACATCAAATTCAATAATATCTTCTCCAAACTGATTCTTAAATCGGGAGATACAATATTGGGAAGGCAAATCTAACACAGCAAAAGTCTTCTTATTAAGAGTTATAATAACTCCATAGTAGGTTCCATCTCTAAGCGCTCTAAGCGCGCAATTAGTGAAGAAACCAGGCAAGTTAGCCCTATCTATAAAATCAATAGCATTATTATACCGCTTTTGAACAAAATCTTTGGAGAGATCGGCATTTTTAGTTGGACTAGGAATTAACAAACCAACATATTTCAATAAAGTGGCATAATAAGTTATAATTCTTCTATAGAACCCATTATTTACAAAGTAGTAATAAGAAAGCTCTTGTTGTTTTTCTGAGGAGCCAGATTCAATAATTCTTCTGACTTCTTCTTTAGAGTATTGTCGTTTTCTTTTCTTTGCGTCTCTTGGGTTTGCCCAAGTACTATCTACATACGAATTATCTGTAGTAGGTATTACTTTTGACATACGCTCCATAGTTGCTTTGAACTCGTCAAAAGTATAATTTCTTTTTAAATCTTCCATTCCCTTATTCTTCTCCTCCTCCAGTAAAGAACACTAAATTCCTAACGATTCCGCGCCGACGGTGAGATTTTGTATATTGCTCTTCCAATTCCTTAACTCTCCATAATCCATAAGAGAAAGCAGAATACTTGTCTTTTGGATAATGTGGGTTAATTCTATCAAGTGCAATATCAAGCCCCACGCCAGTGCGCCGAAGTTTAAGATTAGCCATCTCTTGGAAAAGTCTGGTAGTCATTTCATGTGGTAGAATACGTTTAACTCTTTGTTCTACCGACATTTGCTGACCAACTTTAGTCGATAATAAAGCACTTTTCGCTTTTTGCTCACTAATTAAAAAACGAACAAGTCCATTTTGGATTCGAGTATAACAATTTGCATGGATTTCTGAATTAATCTTAGCATTAGCTTTTATTCCATAAAGAATACGTGGAGCATCTTTAGGTTGAATCTTCTTATAATTCTCATCATTAATAAAGCCAAATGCTGGCAATTCATTACCCTTCTCATCAAACTGCGGCCGAATCAAATTATCAGCAAGACCAACTCCGATACCATTAGTATCAATTACAACCTCTCTTGGGTCATAACGTAAAATTAATTTTTTAAGGTCTGCTGATTGAACTTGGAAAGGCTTTGTTTCAGGAGAACGACCCAAAACAAAAAGGTTTACTAAGGAAGTAAAAAACTTATCTGTTCCTTTCGTAACTTTCAGAACACAAACTACCGTCTGGTCTGAAATCCTTCCCACATCGACTGATAAAATGTAGAATTGTTCGTATCCATGTATAAAATTTTGGTGAATCTCTGGATTTTTTATTTGTCTATATCTTGTTAGCTTATCAACACTAAACCAAGAGTCGTCTGAAGCGCCGCCCCATAAACTTAAGAACTCTCTTCCGAAAGATTCTTCATTATAAGACGGACTCATTTTTAATTTATTAATATACGATTTCTCAACCAACCCATGCATCATAGGTACACGATAGTCACAACCAAAAACAAAAGCATTATCTGGATTTATAATCGACTCCTCAAAGTAGTCAATTAAAGCATCATATGCGAAAGTTGTTTTCGACCCCGCGCTAGTCATATAAATAATGGATTGGTTCGGTTCTTTAGGATTTACAGTATTATCTGGAAGTCGGCGAGAAACGTTTACCAGAGGAAGAACTACTGTATTAATCATTTCCCCATCACCGTCTCTAACCTCGTCAATTAATCCCAAATGTTATCATAAAGGCTTTTTATCCTCTATTTCTTTAGCTTTCGCTAAAGGTCGGCATATCTTTTCGCCTATAAAGGCGCCGCGGCCTCGTGGATGGATTATATCTTTTCACCAATCTATGCTCTGCCCCTGACTTACTTAATAAGCCTTCGGTTCGGATTACCATATCAGATAGAAGATTCTGACTTAGGCTTCCCGCTTAATTCCGCAGTTTTTACACGGCCGATTAATTGAGTTTTTTCTTCCGTAGTTAGTTTTAAATATATTTCTTTGTTCTTTTTTCTTGAGCGTCCGTTGAACCAATCTTTGACGGTTGCCGATTTAATTCCTAAATAGTTTGCAACTTGGGTATATGTGTATCCGAGCTCTTGCGCAGCAAAGGCAAAGTTAAAATCGTCTTGAGTTAGTTGATAAGCTTTGGCGCAGCCGCCTTGAGCGAGTTGGCGTTTAAGAGCTTGTTCCTTTAAGTGTTGAGATTCAATAAAATCTTCTGCTCTTTGCTTGCGCTCTTCGTCGCTCATGGATTCATAAATAATCCATCCATTAGCGTATCTAACTCTTCGCTTTGCTGCACTTGCAGTTCCTCTTGCCCAACCAAAAATTTGCTCACAGGTCTTTCCATACCCATCGCCCAAAAGATTGTGAACGCATAAAAAAGTTGCAATATCATCATCTCGAACTTTTTGATGCAGCGGTGGCTTTCCGCCGCCAGGAGTTAAGTTAAATCCTTCTGTTAATCCATCATATTTATCTATATACTCA